CCTTTTCGCATGCGTTCGCGAAACTTTGAATCCCAAAATTAGTCAGGACTTTCGCTCATGGCAACTAACGGTCGACCGCCTAAGCCAGCCGAACTGAAACGCGCTCAGGGAAATCCCGGCAGACGCGCCCTTCCAGAGTTGGCTGTTGTCCAAACTCTTCCGATGGCCACCAAGATTCCAGACGCACCTGCCGACCTTGGTAAGGATGGCTTGGAGTTGTGGGGTCGTGCCTGGTCGATGGCTATCACTTGGCTTTCACCTGATTCTGACCTAAGCACTATTGAGAATGCTTGTCGTGCAGCTGACGATCTTGCTTCTGCTCGTGCTAGGTATCGGGCAACTACTGAACCTGCTGATGCTCGTGCTGTTGTTGCGTTGTCTAAGACTTTCACTGATGCCCTTTCAAGCCTTGGGTTTGACCCGACTGCTCGTTCTCGTCTTGGTGTTGCCGAGGTTAAACGTGCCAGCGCTTTGGATAACCTCATCGCTAAACGTCAGGCAAAGTAATGGCAACTCAGGGGCGAAGCAAGATTCAGGCGTGGCCACCACGATGGGTGACCACTGTGCCACCTGCCGATTTGAAGCGTAGTCGTGGCGAGGAAGTTGTCGACTTCGCTGAGGCTTTGTGCAAGATCACGAAGGAATCTATCGCTGGCGATGCTGGCTCACCGATGACCTTCAGACCTTGGCAACGCGAACTGACTCGCCAACTGTTTGCTCAGAAGGCTGATGGAACTTTGCGCCACAGAACTGCCCTTATCGGATTACCCCGTAAGAATGGCAAGTCGGCTTGGGCTGCATCTCTTGCCCTTGAGCATTTAGTGCTCGGCCCTTCTGGCGGTGAGATTTATTCTTGTGCCGCTGACCGCGACCAGGCAAAGATTGTGTTTGGCACTGTGAAGGAAATGATTCGCCTTCAGCCTGAACTGTCGGACTTCTTGCAGGTGTTCCGAGATACGATTTACAACCCGAAGAGTGGCACGACTTACCGCGCACTCTCGAGTGAAAGTTTCACCAAGGAAGGCCTCAGCCCAACGCTGACCATCTTCGATGAGGTTCACGCACAACCGAACCGTGAACTGTGGGATGTTATGAGCCTCGCTCAGGGCGCTCGCAAAGAACCAATGATGGTGGGCATCACTACCGCAGGGGTCAAGACTGATTCCAGCGGTCGGGATTCTTTGTGTTATGGGCTTTACCAGTACGGCCAGAAGGTTGCTACTGGCGAGGTCACTGACCCGTCATTCTTCTTCGCATGGTGGGAAGCCTCAGCTGAGTCTGACCATCGTGACCCGAAGACTTGGCTTGATGCCAATCCTGGCTTTGATGACATTGTTGCCGCCTCAGATTTTGAGTCGGTTATTAACCGAACGCCTGAGTCTGAGTTCCGAACAAAGCGCTGCAATCAGTGGATGTCGACCTCGGACACTTGGCTTCCTGCTGGCGCGTGGGATGGCATTGCCTCTGAGCGCATTGTTGAGGATGGCACTGCCGTTGTGCTTGCCTTTGATGGGTCTTACAACGGTGACTGTACTGCCATTGTTGGCGTGACGGTCGAGGATGTGCCTCATGCTTTCGTAGTTGAGGCGTGGGAGAAGCCTGACAATGAGGCTGCTGACTGGCAAGTTCCAGTGGCAGATGTTGAGCAGTCGATTCGTAATGCTTGCCTGAAGTGGCAGGTTGAGGAGATTGCTTGCGATCCTTACCGTTGGGCGAGAACTTTTCAGGTGCTTGAGGATGAGAATCTTCCTGTTGTCTTGTTCCCTCAGAGCGCAAGTCGCATGACTCCAGCGACCACTCGCTTCTATGAGGCTGTGATGAACAAGTCGATGACGCATGACGGTGACCCGATGTTTGCTCGTCATGTGTCGAATGCAACTTTGCGAACTGATGCTCGTGGTTCTCGCTTGTCGAAGGAAAGCCGACATTCGGCTCGACGTATCGACTTGGCGGTTGCCGCTGTTATGGGCCTTGAACGTGCTGCCTGGTGGAATGGGCAGGGTGGCGGCTTGCCAATGATCTTTGACCTTGATGACCTAGACGGAATGGGTGAGTTTGATGAATCGTGACCACATCACAACCGCAACTGAAATTGTGGGCGCTGGCTCAGTCTGTGCAGGAATTAGCCTTCACTTCGGTATCGATTTTGGTCTTATTGTCGGCGGCATCTTTGCCCTTGTCTTCTCTTATTTAGCAGGTAACGAATGAGTATTCTCCGCCGGTCTTCGGTAGTTGGGCGTTACCCACAGTTCAACAACTATGTCGCACCACTGTCCCAGCTGTATGGCCAGACTCAAGTAACCTCGAGCGCTGGCGAACGTGTCGATGAGTGGACTGCGCTTGGTGTTTCGAGCGTCATGTCGGCTGTCACGTTGTTGTGTGACTCGGTGGCTTCACTTCCGCTTCGTTGTTATGAAGTGATTGACGGTCAGCGTAAGAATGTTCCGTTGCCTTCATCTCTGGCGCAGCCTGACATCATCTCAGGCACAAACACGTTCGAGTTTATTCATCAGGTGATGGCTTCGCTTGTCCTTCATGGAAACGCTTACATTCACAAGGATGTTGACACTCGTGGCAACCTCATTGGTCTTGTGCCGTTACATCCGTACCAGATGCAGGTGTTGCCTACTGGTGACCAGATTGGTCGAGTGTATTTGCATCTCGGTAATGAGATGGCGAACGAGTCTTTGATGCACATTCGTTGGTTCACTCCACCGCAGTCGCTGGTTGGTGTGTCACCTTTGATTCAGTCACGAACCCTTGTCGGTCTGTCCTTAGCAATGGATCGTCACCTGTCACAGTTCTACGGCGAAGGTGCAACTCCTTCTGGCGTTCTTAGCACTGACCAGAAGTTGACGCTCGATCAGGCTCGCACAATTCAGGGAACGTGGGAAGCAACTCACCGTCGTCGTCGCCGTCCAGCGGTCTTGTCTGATGGCCTGAAGTTCACGCCTATCACAACCAGCGCAGCTGACATGGAAATGATTGCCACTCGCGAGCAGTTGATTCGTGACATTGCTCGTGTCTATCGAATCCCCGGTCACCTTATGGGTGTTACTGGCGATAATCAGACTTACCAAAACGTGGAACAGGCAAACCTGAACTTCTTGACGCACACACTTACTCCTTGGGTTCGCCGTCTTGAAACTGCCCTTTCCGAACTTCTGCCTATTGGTCAGGATGTTGTATTCGACTTTGCTTCACTTCTTCGCACTGATTCTTTGACTCAGGCGAAAGTTGCTGGTGTCTACATCGACAAGGGTGTTTCTAGCCCGAATGAGGCTCGCCAGATTATTGGTCGCGAACCTTACGAAGGTGGCGATTCATTCAATCAGGCTCTCATGGGTAACGTGGTTGCTGGCGGTGACCTTGCCTCTTTGGGTGAGGATGCTGATCCGAGCGCACCTGTTATGGGAGTGCTTGACTAATGGCTGATACTTTCCGACCACCACAGACTGTTCGTGACGAGGCTCAGAAGGCTCTTGGCTGGATTGCTGACGGCAAGGCTGGCTCAGGCTTCACTGACACCGGTCGCAAGCGTGCGAGCGATTTGGCGGCTGGAAGGCGTATGTCGCTCGAAACTGTGCTGAGAATGTATTCATTCTTTGCACGTCATGAGGTCGACAAGAAGGCAACTGGCTTCAATTCTGGCGAAGATGGTTTCCCAAGTGCTGGCCGCGTGGCTTGGTCTGCTTGGGGTGGGGATGCAGGGTTCGCATGGTCACGTTCTATTCGCGACAAAATGGCTGCACGTTCAGCACTTATCATTGGAGAAACAATGGAGAAAAGAGATTCGGAGTCAACTCCCGACCTAGTCGAAGAGTTGAGCGAGTTGCTTGGAACTGCGGTTCAGTTTTACTTCCGCGCTCATGGCGCACATTGGAACGTGAAGGGCGCTGACTTCAGCGAATACCACAAGCTGTTCCAGAAGATTTATGAAACCGCCTACGAACTCATTGACCCGATTGCTGAGAACCTTCGCAAGATTGGTTCAGTTGCTCCGTTCCACCTTGCAGAGTTCGCAATGCTTGGATACTTGCAGGATGCAAAGCCCGGTCAAGATCCTATGAGCCTTGCTCGTGACCTTCTGACTGCCAACGATGTGTTCTTGGATGAACTTGCTGATGTGTTTGATTGCGCTGTCGCTTTCAACCAGCAGGGAATCGCCAATTTCATTGCTGGCGCTATTGACGACCAGCAGTTCTACAAGTGGCAACTGACCGCTTCGCTTGGCGAGGAAGTTACTCAGCCTTCACCTGACCCATTGGATGCTCAGGGTGTGGATGAGGATGACATGGGCGATGAGCCTACTATTGCTGACCACATGATGCAGTCAATCGACGGTATGCGCTCTGCTTCAGGCTCAACAGATTTGCCGATTGGCTCTCGCGACTACAAGTGGGAATCTTCAGCTGCTGAGGGTCGTGTTCGTGATTGGGCTAATGGCGATTGGAACAAGTACGCTCAAGCCTTCTTCTATGTCAACCCTGACAAGAAGGGTCAGTTTGGCGGCTACAAGTTGCAGTTCGCTGACATTATTGGCGGAACTTTGACTGCTATTCCTCGTGGAATCTTTGCTGTGGCTGGTGTCTTGAATGGCGCTCGTGGTGGCGTGGACATTCCTGAAGAGGACATTGCCACTATCAAGACGAAGGTTTCTGACTATTACGACAAGATGGCGACTCAGTTCGAAGATCCAACCTTGGTTGTGCCTTTCGAGCCTCGCTCCGCTGAACTTAGTGAGGGTCTAATGATTGAAGAACGCAAGTCTGCTATTGCTTCCGCTGAACGTCTAACCTTTGAGGCTGAGGTTCGTGCTGTTGCTACCGATGATGGTTCACTTCGAATTGGTGGTTATGCTGCACAGTTCAACAAGGAAGCAACCGGTCTAAACTTCCGCGAGATGATTGCGCCTGGCGCTTTCACTCGATCATTGAAGTCTGGCGACCCAGTGTTCCTACTTGTCAACCATGACACCGACCAGTTGCCGTTGGCTTCGACTCAGGGTGGCACGTTGGTTCTATCTGAGGACAATGTCGGTCTTCGCATGGAAGCAACGCTTGACCCTTCGAATCCTCGCGCTGCCGAGTTGGCTTCGGCTCTTACTCGTGGCGACGTTGACAAGATGTCATTCGCTTTCAGTGTTGCTCCTGGAGGTGACACTCGCGAGGAAGGTCTTCGCACACTAACCGACTTGAACCTGTTTGAGGTTTCGGTTGTGACGTGGCCAGCCTATGACGCTTCATCTGTCGGAATGCGTTCTGAAGATTCTGTCGAAGATGACCTCGAACTTCGCAAGCGTAAAGTTGCGCTGAAGTTCAAACTTGATTCTCTCTAGGGGCAATCCCTTAGAGATGTCCCCGACGCTTCTGCCTCGGCGACTCAATAACCCACTAACCTACTTTTAAGGAGTAGCCATGTCCATGTTGGACTCTTTGCGCGAATCTCGCGCTACCGCCGCAGCTGATGCTGAGGCACTCCTTGCTGGTGAAGTGACTACTGAGGCACTAGATGCAGCAGAAGCACGTCACGCAGAGATCAAGGATCTCGACAGCAAGATTGAAGCAGCAGAGGCTCTTGAGGCTCGTACTGCTGAACTCAAGGAAGTTCGCGCTGCTGCGAATGTTCCAACCTTCGGTTCTGCCGTTGTTACTCGTGAGGCCATGACTTACGACAAGGGTTCAGACAACTCTTTCGTTCGCGACATGATCAACTCACAGCTTCGTGGTGACCGCGATTCATTCGACCGCCTTAACCGCCACCAGGCTGAAATGGCTGTTGAACTTCGTGACATCAACCGCACCGACACAAGCGGTGGCGACTTTGTTCCACCTTTGTACCTAATCAACGAATACGCAGAGTTCGCTCGTGCGGCTCGTGTTACTGCAAACCTAACAACCAACATGGCGCTTCCTGCTGGCACTGATAGCATCAACATTCCTGCTATCACCACAGGTTCACGCACTGGTTTCCAGGCTGCTGACAACTCAAGCACCTACGCTCCAACGTCACCTCGCGACCTTGTAACCTCAACCGTTACTGGTCGTGTAGAAACTATTAGTGGCTTCGAAAACGTGAGCATTCAGCTAATCGAGCAAAGCCCTATCGCTGGTGGTCTTGACAAGCTAATCTTCGGCGACTTGATGGCTGACTACGCATTGCAGTTGAACACTGCTGTTGCAGGTAACGGCGCTGGAACTGCTGGCTCACTGAAGGGCTTCGTCACACTTGGTACGGATACCACAAACGGTATTCCAACCACTTGGACTGAAACCACTCCTTCAGCAACTGGCGGTCTGACTGCTATCACGAAGGCAATCAGCAACGTCGTAACAAACCGTTACAAGGATGTAGAAGCCATCGTTATGGCTCCTTCAACTTGGTACTGGCTAGCCAGTGCAGTTGATGGCCAGAGCCGTCCGCTTATCGTTCCAACTGGCAACGGCCCATTCAACGCCGGTGGTGTTACAACCGCTCCTGGCGCTGCTGCTGGTCTTGTTGGTTCTATCTACGGTGTTCCTGTCTACGTTGACGCAACACTGAAGAACACTGTTGGCACGAACCAGTCACCAATCTTGGTTGGCAAGTTCAGCGACTCCTACCTGTTCGAATCAGGCGTGAAGACTCGCGTTCTTCCAGACGTTCTGTCTGCAAACCTGACCGTTCGTTTCCAGGTCTACGGTTACGCTGCACTGATTCACCGCTTCGCAAAGGCCGTTTCTGGCATCAGCGGAACTGGCGCAATCACTCCTTCAGGTTACTAATCTGAACCCGTCGGGTGGCGGCTCTAGGCTTAGGTCTAGGGTCGCCACTTGGCACTTCACTACATCAGGGGATGGACAATGGGGAAAGTTAAGACTTTACTTCTTGAGGCTGCAATCGCCATCGAGAAGGTGCTTGAAGCTGACGGCACGATTGAGCAAGTGTTGGAAACTGTCGACCAGATTTCGGACATTCGGGTGACCACTACGGATCGTGAAACTCGATGAGGTCACGGGAAACTGTTTGCATCGCTATTCCGCACGATGGCTCGATTGACACTCAACTGACTATTGACCTTGTGGGTTTGATGCGTGAGCGTCGACCAAGGATTGACTCTTTGCAAACTGTGCAGGGTCTTGGACTTCTAGCTCGAACTCGCAACTTGATCGTGAAGAACTTTCTGGACGATTCTCACGCTGACTGGTTGTTGATGATTGACTCTGACCAGTCGTTGCCTTTGTCGGCTTTCGACCTTCTAGTTGAAACTGCCCACAAGGATGACCGTCCGATTGTTGCCGGTCTAGTCTTCGCAGCATTCTTTGAGAATGAGGCTCTTCGCCCTGTCCCTGCGATCTATCAGTTGTCAGCTGACGGTGCAATGATTCCGATTGACAACTATCCGAAGAATGAAATCTTTCAGATTGACGGTGCTGGAACTGGTTGCCTTCTGGTTCACCGTTCTGTCCTCGAGGCAATGCGTGAAAAGGCGAATCCAAACCAAGGCTCTGATTGGTGCTGGTTCTTTGATGGCGCTATTGACGGCCGTTGGTTCAGCGAGGACTTGCTATTTTGCCGTAAGGCGACGGCTCTAGGTTTCCCCATCTTTGCCCACACTGGCGCAATTCTTGGACACCACAAGCAGTTCTGGCTAGATCAACGCCAGCACGAAATGTGGAAAGCGCACAACAACTAATCTCTCGGTGGCAGTGAACCCCTGCGCTGTCACCGAGTTCTATCTCAAGGAGTTCTGATGGCGTCTGCCTTTCCTGGCGGTTTGGATTCTTTCACCAATCCAACTGCAACGGATACCCTTGACTCGGCCACAGTGCCTCATGCTGCCCAACACAGCAACGCTAACGACGCTATTGAGGCGATTGAGTCCACACTAGGGGTGAATCCTCAAGGTGGCTCTGCGACCGTTACAGCCCGTCTGACGGCCCTTGATTCTACGGTGGCAGGCAAAGCACCAGCGTCAGGCATTAGTCCTTCAGCAATCACTGGAACGGCTGTCGTAACCGCTGACTCTAGACTTTCAGACACTCGAGTTCCGACCGATGCTTCGGTTACAGATGCAAAGATTGCTACGACTCTAAGTCCTTCTAAGATTACTGGAACGGCTGTCGTCACTTCTGACTCTAGACTTTCAGACACTCGAGTTCCGACCGATGCTTCGGTTACAGATGCAAAGATTGCCACGACTCTGAGTCCTTCGAAGATTACCGGTACGGCTGTGGTCACTTCTGACTCACGCCTAACCGATGCACGAACACCGACAGCTCATGCTTCAACTCATGGTGTGGCTGGTTCTGATCCTGTCACTGTTGCTTCAAGTCAGGTGACTGGCCTTGCCACCTCAGCAACCACTGACACCACTAACGCTTCAAACATTACTTCTGGCACTCTTGCTGCTGCCCGTGTCGCTACGTTGAACCAGAACACTACGGGTACGGCTGCGAGTTTGTCGGCTGCCTTGTCAACGACTCTTGGCGGTACCGGTGTCACTACTGGCCTGACTGTCCTTGACGGTGGCAACCTGACTGCTTCGACTGTGACTAATGCCAAGCTTGTGAACTCATCGGTGACGGTGAACGGTTCGGCTATTAGTCTTGGTGGTTCTGCTACGGTGACGGCAACCCCAACTGATGCCACTGTTACTGATGCAAAGATCGCTACGGCAGGTCTGGCTCAGTCAAGCCTGAATGGTGTGGCTATTGCTGATTGGGCTGCCTCTACTTCTTACGCCAAGGGTGACCTTGTCAACTATCTTGGTGTGGCGTATCGCCGTATTTCTGCTGGTACTTCTAGCTCAACTTTTGTTGGAACAATGTGGCAGCAGGTAACTCCGAGTTTGTCGGCTGTGGCTTCGAACATTACTGGCATTGCGACCAGTTCGATTACGGGTCTTGCAACTTCTGCAACGACTGACACCACTAATGCTTCGAACATTACTTCTGGCACGTTGCCTTTGGCTCAGTTGTCGGGTGTTGCCAAACTTGCTTCGGCTAACGCTTTCACTGTTGGCGGTCACACGATTACGTCTGAGGCTGTCGGTGTAAAGCCGTTGATTCTGAAGGGGTTTGTTTCTCAGACTGCTGACCTGTTGCAACTACAAGATTCATCAGGAACTTCTTACCTGACGATGACTGCATTTGGTGGTATTAGCAGTAACTTGTCGGGTATTTATCCTGCTCGTTTATCTATTGGTGCTGGACAATCTACTGTTATTGTTTCCGCATTTAGAGGTGTATCAGCCCAAACTGCCGATTTGACTCAGTGGCAAGCACAGGCCGCAACTGTCCTCGGTGGTCGCAACGCTGTTGCCCAAATCTATTCGGGATCAACCACACCAATCACCTCATCTGTCGGTGGTGCTACAACGGCGGCTTCAGGCACAGGCACAACTGCCACACTAACAATGACTTCGGCAACGAACCTTGCTGTGGGTGACATCATTGTGGTGGCCGGTGTGACACCTACTGGCTACAACACAACTGGTGCTGTGGTCACGGCTGTGTCTAACACTTCAACATTCACTGTTTCGTATGCCAACACTACGACTGGTTCTCAGACTGTGGCTGGTACTGTCAGCACTCCTGCACAGGCTTCAATCACGGCTCGTAGTGCTGGCACTGTTGGCTTGGCTATTCGTGGTGCAAGCGGTCAAGCAACATCACTGCTTTCATGTTCAGATAGCGCAGGAAACACCGTTGCAAGAATCACCCAGACAGGAAACGTGCAAGCAGGAAACTTGCAGTCCCTCAACGGCTTGGTCACGATTGGTGAGGCAAGCGGTGGCGGAAGGGCAATCTTGCAACGATGCACAAGTGCAATCACAAACCCAGGTGCAAACCTTGCAGGACTTTACTTCCGTGACGGAACTCTTCCAAACACTGTGAAACTTGTTGCTCGTGCTGGCACTGCTGGTGCAGAAACAACAATCTTTGACAACATTCCAACAACCTAGCAAGGGGCTAACTCATGGCAATCGACTTCAACAACCTACTCACCGCAGATCAGAAGCGTGACCTACTCACCCAGCGAATCCAACAATTCGCCACCGAGGCATACCAGCACGAACTCAACCGACAAATCGCTGTCACCGTCAATGATGAACAAGCTGTGCTTCAGGCCGAGTCTGCACTTGCCACACTAGAAACTGCGATCACGGTACATGAGGCTGAACTCGATGGCCTGTCGTAGCGGATGTCCGACACAGGATTGCCCGGACTATGCCACTTGTTGTCAGTCCATCAGCATAGATAGAACTAGCTTGAAAGTGAAGTGACCTTGTGACTGCGATGAAGCCTAGAATCCCGACTACTTCACAAAATGTTGGGACGTACTACAACAGCCTTGTCGCCTACAATTCACCGCTGACCTACAACCAGGCTTCAACTACTGGGGCGATGGAGTTTGTCACTCGACCAGTTGCAACCACCAACCGTCGGGCTGTGGCTACTGCTACAACTTCCCAACGATCAGTTGCCACTTCAAGCACGAAACCTCGAACTGTCCAGACCGCCACGATGAAAGCGAGATAACGCATGGCATCCTATGACTTGGGTGATGTTGCTGCCCTTGGTGTGACTATCACTAACACCGCAGGAACACCGCAGAACGCCACCGCTGTTGTCTGTACGGTCACACTTCCTGACGGCTCTACGGTCACGCCTAGCGTTACTAATAGCGGTGCTGGTCTTTATGACATCGCCTACACACCGACGATCTCAGGCCGTCACACAATCCGTTGGGTGGCTACTGGCACGAATGCTTCAGCGTTCACTGATGAGTTCACTGTTCGTGATCTGACAACTTTGCCGGTCGTGTCTTATGACATGGCACTAAGCCACCTCAACATCCCTGCCGCGTCAGCTGACGAGGATGAGATTCGCCGATTCATTGACGCTGCCCAAGACCTTGCCGAGAATTACGTTGGCGCTGTCCTTGGCCGTCGCACTATCACTGAAACTTATGACGGGCAGACTGACGTTCTTCGTCTTCGTTCACCTCGCGCTATCAGCATCACGACAGTTGTCGAATCTGGCACGACGTTGGATTCTAGCCAGTACAAGTTGGATGATACCGGTCAGCGACTTTACCGCCTGACCACCTCAACCATCTCGGCTTCGTCGTCTTTCGGTGCTTATGGATTCTGGGCATCTGGCGTGAATGCTGTCACGGTGACCTATGTTGCTGGATTCACAGTGACACCGCCAGCCGTCCAGCAAGGTGTGTTGGAAATCCTTCGCCATCTCTGGTCGACTCAACGTGGCGCTGTCAATGTCATGGGTCGTGGTGTTGGTGGCGATGAGTTCTATTCCACGCCGACCTATTCCTTGCCACGTCGTGCGATGGAGTTGCTCGATCCTGCCAGCCTTCCGGGCGTATGCTGATGGCTACTACTGCCTTTCCAGCCGTAGTTGCTGGCATCATTTCACAGTTGAAGGCTTCATCTGACTTGTCTGCTGTTCGCATCTTTGACGGTATCGAAGTGGATGAGTCGTATCCAAGCGACTTCATTGCTGTGGGCCATGACGGTTCAGACGATGGCGATGTGTCTGCTGTCAGTATTCGCCAGACGTATGAATCCCTTGGCGGTAAGCACATGTTTGAGGAAGGGTCAATCGACTGCTTCCTTGCCTGTTGGGATGGTTCGGACAATGTCGCAGCTCGACGCACTCGAGCATTTGAGTTGATGTCGGCTGTTGATACCGCTATCCGCACAGACCTTTCACTTGGTGGCTCGTGCCTATTTTCGGGCATTGACCAGCACACTACGAATTACCGCCAAACCAATGCAGGTGCAGCAGTAGTTATCACCTTTTCAATCACCTACAAAGCCAGAACATAGGAGCAACTCTCATGGCACAACTGAAAAACATTTCACCACTTGGTGACCTAGATGTCCCTGTTCTGGGTCGGGTTGTCGCAGCAGGTGAAACCGTAGAAATCGCTGACGCATTGGTTGACGGTTTCAAAGACCAAACTTCGACGTGGGAAGTTACTGTCCCTACGTCCAAGAAATCCACCCCAGAGTCGGCAGCGCCGGCAGAAACTCAAGGAGAATAAGCGATGACTGTTGGTGCTGGCGTAGGCGCGAGTCTAGGCGTATTTACCGAGGCGACGTTCAACACGTTCCCTGGCTCAATTACCACTTCAAAGTTTTACGAGTTCAACTCAGAGAACTTGAAATATAACAAGAACACAAAAGAAGGCATGGGTCTTCGTGGTGGCGGTACAGTTACCCGTTCACAGCGTCGCCTTCTTGTCACTTCTGATGCTTCTGGCGATTTTGAAATTGACTTGGCAACTCGTGGCATTGGCCTGATGCTTGCTTACGGAATGAGCAATCAGGTAAGCCCGACCACTGTCACGAGTGGCGTGTATCAGTACCAGTTCACTTTCGGTGATCCTGCTGGTGACATGTTCTCAACTCAGGTTCAGATTCCTCAATACGGTGGCACTGTCACCACTAAGACTCTGACCGGTTGCAAGGTTTCTAGCTTTGAATTAAGTGTCGCTAATGGTGACATTGCCAAGGGTAAGTTCACCATTGACGCTGCTGGGTTCAATACAACTCAGGCAACACAGGCTGCTTCTTACACTCCTTCATCGGCTTCGTCGTTGTTCACCTTTGCTGGCGCTTCGTTCAAGATTGCTGGCAACACTGTCACTAACGTGCGCGACTTCACACTCAATGTGGATAACGCACTCAAGACCGACCGCTACAACATGGTTGGTACTGGCGTTAAGTCTGAACAAGTTGTCAATGGCTTCCGCAAGGTTTCAGGCAAGATGACGCTGGAGTTCTCTGACACTGTTGCATTGGCTGCATTCATGGCCGACACCACTACATCGCTTGAACTGAATCTCAAGGGTGACCTGATTTCAGGCTCGAACTACCAGAACCTGAACATCTCGCTTCCTGCTTGCAAGTTTGATGCTGATACTCCAAACGTGTCAGGTGCTGGCCCGATTGACCTTGCAGTAAGTTTTACCGCTTACGACAACGGTTCGAGCGAGCCTTTGACTATCACTTACATCACAGCCGATTCCACTCTCTAATCACAACACAACTACAGGGGTAATTCATGAGTAACAAAATTGAACTGAGCAACGGTGGCTGGGCCATCCTTCGAGATCCAGCCACCGTTCCAGTCCGTCTTCGTCGACCTGTTGAAAAGGTCATGATTGAAATCAGCCAGGGTTCTGCTGGCGATGCTTTGAAGTCTGCACCTTCTGACTTGTCAGATGAAGCTAAGGCTGCCGAGGTTGCTGCAAACCTAGACGTTTCGGTCTATGACACTTTCAATAATTTGAACGATTTGATGATTGTGGCTCGCGTGGAGTCTTGGTCATTGAGCGACACTGTCACCCTTGACGGGGTTCTTGATTTGTCAGCTGCGGATTATGAAATCCTTCAGACTGCTGCTGCGCAAGATGTGACAGAGATGTTGCCGTCCTTTGCGCTTAGCACTGAGCAAGATTCCCCCACCAAGCCCTCAGACGTTTAGAGCGAGCGCTTGAGGGCGGAAGCGTAAGAGGCTCTCTGCCTGAACAACTACGCACCTACCGCCTTTGCAAGTTGATGTCCTGCACTCCTAGCCAACTTGAAGATGAGTCTGCTGCCACTCTTGACTGGCTTCTGGCGATAGATGACACCTACACGAAAGTTCACAACAAGCAACAAGAAAGTGAGTGATCGTGCCTGAGTTAGTTTCTGCGGTATTTCATGGTGTGAAAGCCTTCAAGGATGCAACGCATGAAACTGAGTTGCGAGTTGATAAGGCAACCATTGGTGCATTGAAAGAGAATCAGCGCATTTTGAAATTGGCAGTTCGTCGAAACCTTCGTGGCGCACCTCGATGGAATCAACGTGGCACATCAAAGGTCTACCCAAACGCAGTCAAAATCATGAACATGATGCACAACGAACCTCGTTCTGGCCCACCTGGGCGTTTTAGTGGCTTGTTGTATCGGGGTGTGGGTGGAGTGCGTCGTCCCAAGAAAATCGTTGGCGTTTGGGTTGGTGGCGTGGGTGTTGCTGGCGGTAAACACATGAAAGAAAACAACTTTAAGAAAAACACGCTAGAAGCCAAGTATCCATACTTTGCTCCAGCAGTGAAGGCCACAGAGCCAAAGATGCCAGCAGCTTACGAAAAGGGCTGGGCTAAAGCGGTAAACAAACAAGGAGGCTTGATTTAAGTGGGAATGTTGCCACCTGTATTCGTTGAGCTTCGTGCGTCCATTGGTGAGTTTTCAGCCAAAATGGGTGAGGCTCGTGCTGAGTTAACTTCCGTTGAAACCAAGGCAAGTTCAGCCTTTGCCAAAACTGCTGCCATTGGTAAGGGTGCGTTGCTAGGTCTTGGCGCTGTTGCTATTGGCGTAGGCATCATGAGCGTCAAAATGGCTGATGAGTTTGAAACCTCTCATGTCAAACTTGAGCAAGCCATCAAGAACGCTGGCGCTAATTTTGACGAGTTGTCACCGCACATCGACGCTGTTTCCAAGCGCATGGAAAACCTTGGCTTTACCAATGCTCAAACTGAAGATGCTCTTGCTAACTTAACTACTGCCCTAGGTAGCCCAAAGAAGGCTCTGGCCGACATGGGTATCGCTGCCGACCTTGCTCGCTACAAGCACATCGACTTGGCTTCTGCTGCAATTTTGGTGGCAAAGGCTTCCGAGGGTCAACTTCGACCATTGAAGGCTATGGGTATTGACCTTCCTATCGCTGCCGGTGGAGCTGCGAAATTGGCTAAAGCGCATGAAGGTTTGTCCAAGGCTCAGGCTACTTACAAGGCTTTACTTGAAGCCAGCCAGGATCCTGCCAACAAAGGCAAGATTTCAAGCGACAAACTTCACACCGCATACGTCAAAGTTCAAGAGGCGCAACATAAGGTCAATACGACTGCTAGTGCTGGCACAAAAATTATGGATGCTTTGAGCAAAAAAATGGGTGGTCAGGCTTCGGCTGCTAGTGACACTCTTGGCGGCAAGATGGGTGTCCTTAAGGCTCAGACCGAGGACATTTTCAAAAACATTGGCATAAAGCTTGTGCCAAAACTAATCACAATGATTGACAAGATGAGAGCGCTTGGCACTTTCATTTCACACAATAAGAAGCCTTTTGAGGCTTTGGCTATTGCAATTGGAACTGTACTTGTGGGCGCTATTGGTGCTTACATTTCCACGCTTGTGAAATCAACGATTGCATCTGCTGCAAGTTTTGCTGCCGACCTTGCTAGGGCTGCTTCTTGGGTTGCGTTTCGTATTGAATACTATGCAGTGGTAGGCGGCGCTGCCATCGCTTCAGCTGCGACAACGGCTGCTGCATGGATTGCCGCCAATGCTGCCATGATTCTTGCAACTGGTGGCATCATTCTGGCTATTGGTTTGTTGATTGCCGCTGGGTTCTACCTGAAGAACCATTGGAAAGAAATCACTGACAAGGTCAAAGAGGCTTTCGCCAAGGTTTCTGACTGGATTAAGGAACATTCCAAGATCATCAAGATTGCTTTGCTTGTCATCCTTGGCCCTATTGGTTTGCTAGTTGCTGCCGGTGTTTATCTCAAGAATCACTGGAAAGAAATCATGGAGAAAATCAAGGACGCAATTCACAAAGCGGCTGATTGGATTCATGACAAAGTTCAGTCAATCAAGGATGCGTTCAGCAACGTATTTAACAGTTTGTCAGACCTTGTCCACAATGCGTTTAGTTCTGTCGGCAACATCATCAAGGGCTATTTCAACATTTGGATTGGCATTGTTGACTTCATCATTGTGAAGTTGAACGGTGTCATTGACAAAGCAAACAAAGTCAAGATTCACATTCCTGGCATGGGAAATGTTGGCGTCAACATCCCGCACATTCCCGAGATTCCAAAACTTGCTGATGGTGGCATTGTTTCTCGCCCAACTATCGCCCTTATTGGTGAGGCTGGCCCTGAAGCGGTTGTGCCTTTGTCACGAGGTCGAGGACTTGGTGGGGGTCTTCATGTGACGGTTCATGTGCATGGATCGGTAGTTCAAGAAAAAGACTTGGCGGTCACGATTCGTGACAACATTGGTGTTCTGATGCGTCGTCAAGGTTTGAATCCAAGCATTCTGGGGGTCTAGATTATGGCGTTACTTGACGGCACAAATGCGCCAGTGGTTCGCATCTACCTCGACACCTCGAACCGTACTTCGGGCAAGTTCATCTTGTCGTATTCCTTGCTCGGTGGCTCTGACGTTCTTGGTGTGCCAGATGCACCTTTCACCACAAAGATTCAGTTGCCTAGCACTGACATGAGGTCAATCAGTATTCGTCGAGGTCGCACTCGTGAGGATCAGTCCTTTCAAGCTGGACAGGCGACGGTTACTTTTGACAACTTGTCAGGCAACTATGACCCACAGTTTCCTGGCGGTGGCTTCGGTTCAGTAACGGCCGCCACCGGCAATGGAACAACCTCGACCTACACCTACACTTATTCGGGCAGTTGGCAACCGTTCCACGTTGGTGACATCGTGTCGGTTCAGGGCTTAGGTATCGCCTCTGGTGGTTCACTAAACTTTTACAACTTGCCGATTGTGTCAATGGGGTCTAGAACTTTCACTGTTGCCTGGGCGCAGGTTGGCGTGTCATCGGGAACTGGTGCGGCTTTCAAAGGCTACACAGGCACAGACCTCAGCGCCCTTCTTGCTGGTGGAACTGGCGTTCAGATTACTGCTCAATACAGTTCTGGCACTGAGTACCCTATCTATTCTGGTTACATCGAGGATGTTCAGATTGAGCAGGGATTCTCGCCAAGTGTGACGTTGACTTGCGCTGATGCAATCACTTTGCTGTCTAAGCGTGTTGCCTACATTTCGACCCCTGACACCCCGATTGCAGCTGATACTCAAATCGGGCAAATCTTGAACGGTGCTGGGTGGAACTCTTCCTATCGCCTGATTCTGGCAAGCACTTACAACAACAGCAACATCAAGAGTGTGATGAGTGCTTGGGATGCTTGCAACACTATTGCCCTATCTGAGATGGGTCGGTTCTTTGTTGACCGTTCTGGCAAGCCTACGTTTCATGCGTTCGGACAACTTTACAACCGAACTGCTCGCAACACTTTCAGTGATCAACAAACTTCAGGCACTATCGAATACGATGAAATAGCGGTTACTGGTGGCGACAAGTATGTCATCAACACCATCACCCTGACGGTTGACAAGTATCAGGATGGAAGCGACCCAAAATCTGTCACCGTCACCAATGGTGCAAGCGCTAGTCGTTATGGCTCAATCAGTAAAACATTCACTAGCTACAATTACAGTGCTACCGACATGAAAACTATTGCCACCAACATGGCAACTCATTGGGCCACCCCGTCTTATCGAATCGAATCCATCGGGTTCAATCCTTACGGTCTAGGTTCAACCGAGTGGACTTCGCTATTACAGACTGAACTTGGTGATCGAGTAACAGTGAAGCGCACAATTCCTTATCGTGACGAATCCACCTATACTTGTTGTGTTGAATCTATCAACCATGACATCAGTCCAACGGATTGGCGTTGCAGCATGAATCTAAGTCCATCCAGTTTGTAGGAGTATCACATGGCTAATCTTCCAGTCAGCACAGTATTTACCAATGGCAATGCGCTTTCAGATGCTGATCTAAATAGTTTAAAAACCGGCATCAACCAGACCTATTCGACAACCTATCCAAACCAGTTGTCGTTCGTGTCCATGACTGACTCGGTGCTTCGACCTGTCCCCTTTGCCACCTCGACCGACAAGTTGTCCTTTGCAACTAACGTCAACGCTGGTGCTGGAACAAGTGCAACGGTTACCTTCGCAAAATCCACACGATTCACCCAAGTACCGATTGTGACCGTTACTGCTGAAACTTTGCCATCTACTGCCTACGCTTCGACCAACGCTTCAGCGGTCAGCACCACAGGTTTCACTTGGAAAATCTTCAACGTGGGTTCTGTAACTATCACCAGTTACTACATCCACTACCACGCCATCCAAATGACCTCAGCGGCAGCTGACAACAACTAGGGGAAATTATGCTTTGGAATCTTACTTGCCACACGCCTGAATGCTCGAACGACAACTTCACCGTTCAGTTTCCTGACCCAGCAGATTTAGTTATCTGTGGCGGTTGCCATCAGGAAATCACCGACAAGACACCAACCGAAACTAAGGAGTCCTAATGGCTTTCACTTCTGCTCAATACACAATCACCACATCTGCTCAAGTTATTGTTCCTGACGACATTTACGCCGAGGAAGTTCACCTTCATGTCAACGGTGGCATCTGTTACGTTGGCGATGCAACTGTGACAACTTCCAATGGTCTACGCCTAGACAATGGTGACAAGATTACATTCAGCACCCATAGTGGCCCACTTTATGCAGTGACCAATACCGGCACATTGACGCTTTATGTCGGGATTAGTCAGAAGTAATTCCATGCAGATTAGTCCTGACGCCGCCAACTTCGCTACCCTTGCCAGTTTCGTCCTTGCTGTTCTTGCAGGTGGCGCTGGTATTTGGCGACACATTGAAAAGCGCCAGAATGACTTCGAGCTTTACCAACACCGCATCTCCGACAAGTTGGATGCAATCGTTGTGCAGTTCGGGCCTAACGGTGGCGGTCTACGTCAGGCAGTCAATGAAATGGCACGAAAGATAGACAAGATTGAAGAACGCCAGATTGTTATTGGTGACAAGGTTGCCCACCTTCAGGGCGAGTTCGACCAACACATTGAAGATAACTAGGGAGTAATCATGGCCATTTCCAAAATCACAGGTTCTCAGGCTTTCGCCCATATGCACCAGTGGCTACTTCAGCACAAGAGTATTCCAGTGGGTCATTGCCATGCCACTTGTCAGAATGCCTGGGGACTTCCTGTCAAGTATGCCAGCGCTATTGACGCATGGAATCACATCCCTAAGAAGCACCGCCATACTGACATGAGCAAGGCTCCTATTGGCAGCCCCGTGTTTTTTTCTGGAGGGTTGTATGGTCATGTGGCACTTCAGTCTGATCGTGTAGGCGTGGTCATTTCAACTGACGCTCCAAGTGCTGGCTTCATTGGCGAAGAACGTGTCGAGTATTTCACGCGAGTCTGGGGCAAGGAACTTCTTGGCTGGGCTTCCCAATACAACGATGTAGACCTACAACTCGGCAAACTACCTTCGAAGGCGTAATCATGAACCCGAAACTTCAAGCAATCCTTGCCACCTATGCTCAGGCTTTCCTTGCCTGTGTCATTACAGCGATGGTGTCATTGAACGTGACACCTTTCACCATGACTAAGGCTGACCTTGTAAAGATTGGCAACGCAGTGTGGGCCTCATTCCTGCCTGTCATTGTCAAAGCTTTGAACCCGAAAGATTCAGCGTTCGGGATTGGCACGAAAAGATAGTTGCCTTTAGTCTGACTTCATGGACTTCATAGCCGAACTGAACGACCTGCACGTCGCTAAGAGTATTGCTCGACCTTTGTGTTCAATGAACACCATTCTTGGCAGTCTGAACGATGATGAGCGTGAAGCCTTACAGGCAGCGCTTGACAATCCTCTTATCCGCCACACTGACCTTGCCACTGTTCTGACGAACAAGGGTTTCAAGGTGAGCGCTGTCACTGTGAGCCGTCACCGCAATCGTGGCGAGTCGAACGGTTGTCGGTGTCCTCGATGACGTTGTCTGACGATCTCACGAAACTTGCCAGCGCCGGTCAATCTGGCTCTGATACTCGCACCACCAATACGCCCGAAGCATGGCGACCTCGACTTGAGGTTGACCCTGCTTCGGGCGGTTTCTTTGTGTCCACACCTAGAACCGCCGGTGACCTGCCAGATGCCGTTGACTTGCTGTCAGACTTTGACCTTGACCCATCTGTGTGGCGTGTCACTGGCGTTCGGCGCTCAATGTGGCAAAAGTATGACGGCGAGTGGCTGGAATCTGCCAAGGTCAGCATTGTCCCTGCCGAGCAGGTTCATTCGTCAGCTGACGACACCGACCTTCAGGCACTGATTGACCATGTGGAAAGGTGGCGACCACACGCCCGAATAAAGGCACACACAGGCAATCTGAGCGCTGTCTACGCCATCGGCGATACTCAGTGGGGTAAGGATGCTGGCGACGGTACAGAAGGCACAGTGAGGCGTGTGCTGACAGGTATCGAGGAATCTGTCCAGCGTCACAAAGACCTTATTCGCATCGGTCGACCAGTTGGAACTGTTGTCTTGCCTCAGATGGGAGATTGCATTGAAGGCAACGTCAGCCAGAATGGCAAGGTGTTGGGTCGCTCAGACCTATCGGTCACCCAACAGGTTCGGGTTGGCCGTCGAATGCTTCTGGCATGGATCAAGGCATTTGCACCATTGACCGAAGAACTTATCGTGCCAGTTGTCCCTGGCAACCATGACGAATCCCAGCGCTATGTCATTGGTGATGCCATCGACTCGTGGCAGGTTGAGGTTGCCTCAGCTGTGCAGGATGCTTGCGCTGAAAACCCTGCCCTTGCCCATGTCCAGTTCCGTTATCCCGACCGTGACCACCAAACCTTGGCGCTGAAAGTGTCGGAGTCAATCCTTGGGCTGGCGCATGGTCATCAGTCCCGAGATGCAGTCAAGTGGTGGCAAGGACAGGCGACAGGGCGAACGCCAGTGGGTGACGCTGACGTTCTACTAACTGCCCACTATCATCATTACAAGGTCAGCCAAGTCGGCCCACGCCTCTGGGTACAGATTCCAGCAATGGATGGCGGCTCGCCTTGGTGGCGTGATCGTGCAGGTTTGGAATCACCGACCGGCATCGTGTCATTTGTTATGGGTGAGGGTTACGACCCACGCCGAGATTTGTCAGTTCTAGCAGGAGAGCAAAGATGAAAGACCTCAACCGCAAAGACATCCTCGACCAGGCAACAGCGCTGACAGTTGGCGACCGTAATGCCCAGCATGGCAATCCGTACGAGAACCATGACAACATCGCCCGAATCTGGTCGGTCATTCTCGGGCGCAGGGTTGAACCCTTTCAGGTGGCGCTGTGCATGGCAGGGCTGAAACTTGCACGTCTGTCAGGTAATCCCGATAACATGGATTCATACATTGACGGTGCAGCGTACTTGGCCATTGCAGGGGAACTGGTCAACGCAGACCGACTGTGACACATAACTGAATAGAGCCTACGGCTCAAGACGACCCTTGTTGCGGCGCTCGATTTCACACCCTTTGAGCCTGGACAGGGGTCGTTTCTTTATGCCCGAAAACTTTCTGAAAATAGTTTGCGAAAATGCTTGACTTCAAATCTGAACGGCGTACGCTAATAAGTGTCGGAAGGACAACCGACAACGACAAAGGACAAAGGACAAAAAACATGACAACTAAGTTGATAAGCCCGAAAAACGTCAAAGCTGGTGACATTGTTAAGCCTTGCACAACAAATACGATTCACGAAATGCTTTATCCAGAACTTTATTGGGGTGAAGTAATTGAAATAACGCGTATTCGCCGCACGTCACGTTTACTTGTGCAGATGCCGTCTGGTATTCAACTGCCTGTTTATTTAGCACACAGCAAGCGCATTGAACTTAAGGTTGGTGCCTAATGTTTAACGCTTGGAACAATGCCCCTTGGACTCCTCGAGGTCGCAAGTTTAAGAACGCAGTTGAGGCTGTGCTGATGCTCGTGGCGACAATCCTTCTCATGTCTGAACCAAGTTGGTGGAAGTGATGGCATCCGAAACAGTCACCATGCTGGAGAAGTTGCTACAGGTCAATGACGTGCTTCGTGAACTCAAGCACAATCTGAACGTGTCGCCCGATGGCGCTGTTGCACTTGACTACATCACCGAGCGCCTAGAACGTGCATTGGAGGGCAACAAGTAATGTCTATTTATTTCACTATGATTGGACATGAGAGTTCGAACGCTCACACTGGTGGCGCTCCCTTGCACTTGTCCTACGAGGTTGAGCGCCACCTACCTTCTGGCGGTGTCGCATGAACCCCTACGAGTTCCCAGATCTTAGCGAAGGTTCATGTGTCGGTCTAAGCACCGAACTGTTCTTCCCTGAAACTGGCGTGAATGCCTCTGCGACAATCAAGAAGATGTGTGCCAACTGTCCGGTCGCCAAAGCTTGCCTCGAGTACGCTTTGCACGTTGAGGTAGAAGGCATCTGGGCTGGCACAGGAGTTGTCACCCGTCAAAAGTTGCGCCGAGATTTAGGCATCAAAGCCATAAAGATTCACACCCAATACACGACCGAAGCGATGATGACTCAAACCAAGTTCGCCATTGAGGCTCGCAAACGTAGGTCTAAAA